GTAGCCTTGGACGTAGAACCAACCGATGAGGGCTGTGATCGACAGGCCGATGTTGCCCCAGTCTTGGCTGAAGAGCCTGTAGATGAGATCTACGACGATGAACGCGATGATGGCGTAGGTTAAGTACTCGTGAAACTTCATGCTGCACTCCTCACTTTGAAGTTGAAAAACTTGCCGTCCCTGTTGAGCTTGCCGACGGCGTCGACCCAGTCCTTCGCGTCCCGCTCGGTGGCGAAGTGCAACCGATCCTTGATGGTTAGGGACTTCAGGTTACCCTTGGTGAAGAACTTCTCGAACTCCACGACGTACTTGTAGGATGCTGGGTAGATAGACATAGGGTATCTCCATGTTGTAGACTATATATTCCATTATACCGTAGTGTGCGACGTTTGTCAATAAAAAAATGGTGGACAGGGTAGGACTCGAACCTACACTTAGACCGTTATGAGCGGCCGGCTTCACCTTTAAGCTACCCGTCCTAGCAGTCCCTGTCGTTGATCATTCGGGCGACCACATCCGCGAGCAGGTTGTGTTGCCGTCCCTCATGCCACAGGGCCTTCATGTACTTATGGGTCTTGTAAGTGAACCAGTGCTTGGTCGATTCTGGATGCATTCCTATCACACCAACGTTTCCCTGTATGACCGCTGCCCAGCCGTGATTTGAGGCGTACTTCGCCACGATCTCACACCTGCCGGTCCCCTCGATCACACAGCCGTCGTAGAAGTACATCTTCAACGGTTCACTCACACCATACCAAATCACGTCGACGACCGTACCGTATGATCTGGTAGTTTCGCTGTTAGTCTGCTTTATGAAGCGATTGCACTCCAGATCTTGTAGGAGGTCGAAGTACCAGTGGTCTGCCCAGTATGCACCCATGCAGATGCCTAAGTACTTACCACCGTTCGCAACGTAGCTTTTGACTTTTTCTTTCTTGTCGCCGAGTATCTTATCGAACTGATCGGCGTCGCCCAACCCTCCGGGGAACACGATCATGGCCGATCGCTCGAGAGCTAAGTCGAAGTCGTCGTTCGTAAAGAACTTGACGTCGAATTCTTCCTGCAGGGCGTTGGCGACGCCCAAAGCCGAGTCGGTCGAACAATAGGGGTGATTGTGGTAGACCGAAACGACTGGCTTCATTTAATCCCTTTTGCGGAGGGGGAAGGATGCCATGTAGTCGTTGAACTCACTGTGCACCATGAAGTACTGGATCACTTTCTCGAAGCCGACCATCAGATTCCAGTGATCGTCGGGATCGTCATAGACTCGAACGTTGTTTTCCCAGTCTTTGACGAGCTGCTCGTAGGAAGACTTGAGTTCACCGAGCGTGATCGCGTCGATCTGTTCATATTCAAGTTCTACTGTAACTTTAGGCATCGTTCACTCCATGTTCCTATTTATACGAGGGAGACGCGGCTTAAGCCGCGTCCGCGAATTCCACTGCTGTTTCAAGCGCCTTGATCTTGCGCTGGCGATTCTGTCCGTACCAAGCCGACTTAAGCCGTGAGTCTGCCGAGTGTCCGAGCAGGTGGTCAGTGGTATATGTTACCGCGTTGAACGCCTGCCACCAACTTCCGGTACCGTACTCGGCCCCCGGTTGGGTTTCGAGAACCTCGAGCGCCATCGACGCCGGACGCGAGAGCGGGCGATCGAGGTAGTCGGTGTCGTCCTTGACCATCGATGGGAAAACGGTCCGGAAGTAGTTCTTAACCGTGTCGTCGGTGATGCGCTTGGTCGTGAGGTACTTAGCCACATCTACGTAGGTGCCCATCCGTTTGCTGGCCATTCCCATCGTGTGCTTGACCGACTCGGCGTCGAACTTGTTGCGGTGGTTCAGGCGTACCATCATGTCGGTGGTGCCGTTAAGAGCGACTGTGAGCGTGTTGTTGCACACCACTCGAATGCCTGTGAACCTAATGTCGACACACTTGCCGTATGTGTGCGGGTTGGAGAAGAGGAGGTAGGGTTCGACCCTGTCGCCCGTCACGATGTCGAAAGACTCCTTGATCTTAGCGAGAGCCCAGACGCTTCGACCGCCGTCGAGTGAGCCCGCTGTGTGCATCTCCATGTCGCCGGCCATGACGAAGTCGTTGAAGAACTCGAAAGCTTCGTGGTTCTGAATTGGTTCCCAGTCGCCCGAGACCGTCGTCAACACCTTGCTGTCGCTTGAGCGAACCAAAGCGTAGTCGTCCGTTGGGATGAGCTCGTCCTTGAACTCACAGAACGTTGGAACCTTCTCGACGGTCCAATCGAGTCCAGCTTTCTCAAGCATCTGGGCCGGAGTGAGGTCGTTGTGTACTGGGACGCCTAAGCCGTGCCATGGTGTCTCGCCTGCGTATGCCATCGTTTCTACTAAGTGTGCCATTATTTTGTTCCTACTACGTGTTTGGTGACGATAGTTTCATTTACTTTGAAGTCGGTTCTTGAATAGTCTACTCGATGACGACCATACTCGATCGCGTCTTCGCGGGTGACAAAGATCATTGGATTGCCGTACATGGGTCCGTATGATCCATCGTTTTTGACCGCGTGGAAGGTGAGGACGTAGTACTTCATGCTGCCTCCAACATGTTGAGGGGGACCAAGTACGTTTGACCGTTCGTCATCTTGACCGAAGCTTTCTTGATCTTGACGTCTTTGATGACGCCCGAGTAGTCGACACCGCGCGCTGAGAACTTCACTTTGTCGCCCGACATGAACTTGACACGGGCGGTGCGCGACAGTGACTGACGACGATTGACAATGGCTTCATAGATCGAGTTCAACTCGTCGTTTGAAGCTGAAGTGAGGATGTACGAGATCGCAGAGGCGAAGTCTTTCTTCATAGTCTAGGTTCCTTTTCAATTGCCATTATCTAGATCTTATACTATTTTGATAAGAATGTCAACCGTTATTTTCACCAAAGAATTCACGAAAGCCGTTCATAAGAATGAGATAGGCCGTACGTTCTTCGTGAGTGTATGTTTCACGGAAGTATCCGAGACCACCCGAATGATACTCGTCGGTCATGATCTCCAACATCTCAAGGAGACCGAAGCCGTTCTCGGCGCGAACTTTGTCTATGATCTGAGAGGCTTGTGCTATGTCCATGTCTCTATTCCCTTTTGCCATTATCTAGATCTTATCAAAGTTCTACAGAAATGTCAATAAAAAAGTGATAGGAATAAGAAAAAAAATTATGTAATAAAAACAATGGCTTAGGAGGGAGGTTCCTAAGCCATTGAAAAGATTCAGTTTTTCTAAGTGGTTGAAAAGATTAGGTTTTTTCAGTCACATATCCGCTGGTACTGCTCGACCCAAGTGTACCCGTTCCAGACCCGTCCCAAGAAGACCGTCTGGCACATAGGCTGGTAGTAGTGGGGACGAGGGGGCTGCATCATCTGGTTCAAGATCATGCCTCCGATCAGGCCTCCTATGAGGGCGGCACCGGCGTCTCCACCCCCGTTGTTGTGGCGAAAGTGCTGGTGATGGTGTCCATGCCTAGGGAAGTACCCGTCGGCTTGGGCTGACGCGGTTCCGGCCAGTAACGCGACAGCCACGAGCGCATTCTTGATCATGTCGTTCTCCAATCCATTATCTAGATCCTACACTATTTACATAGAATTGTCAATAGAAAAGATCAGAAGAAAGTCTTCCTCTCGCCCTCGCGATGGAGCTCAGCGGTTATACAGTGCGCTCCCCCGTCCCAGAAGAACCGGTGTCTCATAGGGGATATGTGGGGCGTGATCCCATGTCTTTCAAGGGCTTTGAAAGCTTTCTCGTTGTAGGATGAAACCACGACGTTCTTTGGATCGATCATTAAGACGTTCACGTCAAAGATCGTCTCCTCGACGTATCCCAGCCAGTCTTGAAGCCAGTGCTCAACGTACTCTATTATCTCATCGTCGTCGGCGACACCGGGAATGAACCACTTACCGTTGTTCTTCTCCTTTAGATACATCCACTCGCCAAGGGCGTTCATCCGGTTCTGCTCAAAGTACACCACCTCCCAGTCGGGGAACGTGTGTTCGTATGTCTCCGCGTCGTATGCGCTGAATATCAGTCCTGGGTTGAGAGGACTAAATACACCATCGATGTGTCCGCCTGTTGTAACTGCATGCGTCGTATAGTCTTGGAGATATGTGTTCTTCATTATGTCGATCGCGTCGAGCACCCTCCAGTCCGACATTTCACCCTTCGATCCAAAGAACAGGTCCTTGCCTATCCTATAGATGCCGTTGACCTTGATCCACGCTAAGTCCTCGTCATCCTGCTTGTTGACGACTTTGTTTCCCTTGGAAGCGACGTAGTCAAGGATTCCCTGCCAGCATACATCGAAGTTCTTAAACTGGCGCTGGTCTTCGTATCGCCAGTTTACTTTCTGGTTCACCCTGAAGTACGGGAAGAGAAAGAACGTCTCACCGATCATGATCATCTGGTCGCGCGGGATAGAGCTCACCGGCGCTGGGATCGGTAGGTTCTGATCGATGTACTCCTGCGGGACGACGTCCGGTACGTCGGGACGAAGCACCTCGACGTTGAACGACTTTAAGATCTTGATGAGCGATTGGTAGTCTTCTTCAGTCTCGCGCGCGATCTTCTCAAAGAGATCGCGCATCTTTGCGTTCTTCATGAACGAGTAGAACTCGGGCGGATAGTTCTTACCTACCACACATACTTTAAGAGGATCCCACTCCTGATGCACCTTCAGCATAACGTTCTTTCCATAGTATCACTTCAAACCTTCAGTCCAGATGCTCGACCACCGCCGATCGTGTACTTCGCCACCAAGTTCCATTGAGACTTCTCCTTGTGAGGGATTATCTTTATCTGATTGATGGGAGACACCGGCTCCTGAACTTTGAACTTATCAACGATCTCGACGAGCGACCACTCATCGAGCAGCAGCGCTATCCTGTTCCTGCGGGCAACGTCCGACTCTGAGAAGTCGGCGGGCTTGCCGTCGAGCATGAACAGCTCCTTGAAGTGCACGATGTAGTAGCGACCCTGCTTATGCAGGATGTGGCAGGACTGATAGAGGGTGTTGTCTTTCTTGGAAGCGAGACCGATCCTTGAGAGGGTCTCCTTGACTTTTAAGAAGTCTTCTGGGGATCTAAGTCGAACCTCGACCAGCTGGCTTAGATTGAACATCAGTACCACCTTTTATTAACTTTTCTTTTATAAGGTCGATCTGTTCTTTCGTAAGGACACCGCAGACATCTAGAGCCCGTCTGTAGCTTATCTTGTAGAATTCCTGCACGCACTGAACATCAGGTTCCTCGACGGCCTTCGCCCACTTCGAGAAACGCTTACCTTTCCTGATACTATTTATCAGATAATCGTTTTGCAGCTGTTTTTCGACGGTATTGTGCAGGTTCATCTCATTCGCGTACAGCAGGGTGTCGACGAAGTAAGACAGGGCCCTGTTTATCAGGAACGGGTTGTACGACTTCTCCGCGAGCTCGGGGTTCTCCGAGTCGCGGATCAGGTCTTTCTTGGTCGTGTTTATCGCGTTGACGAAGTCGAATGGACTCATGTGAACTCCGTCGCCATCATGACCTCGGTGAGGAAGGCCGCCGTGTTGATCTCATGGTCGGCCACGAACGCCGCTTGGTACTGGTACTTGGCGATGATGAGGACGAGCTCAGGGATGGACTTGGGATTGACCTTCTCGTAGGCGGTGTCGTAGAACTTACGGAAGAGCGTGGTCGAGTCCATGTCGGAGTTCTCACCCACCCACTTACGCATCTCGCCGAACTTCTTCTGCTTCAGAATGTCGACCAGATCAGTAAAAGCAGAAGCGCCGTGGTTAGCAAAGATTCCAGTGTCGATGGTTCCATTTACGGAGTATCTCTGTAGTTCATTAAGCACGCGACGCCAATCAGGCAGGTGGCGCTGAATAAGCTCAGCAACAACAGCTTTATCATACTTTACGCCATTTCCATCGAGAATTGAAAGGACGCGCTTGAAGAATTGAGCTGCAAGTCGAGGAAGATCCGCTTTGGAAATTTTGAACTCGACAACGGAACAACGAGAGTGTAGGGGCTCGATGATGCGGTTTCTGAAGTTACAGGTGAGTATGAACCCACAGTTCCTTGAGAATTCCTCCATGAAATTTCGTAGAGCTGGTTGGGTTGAGTTGGCGTTGAGGTAGTCTGCTTCGTCAAGGATGACGTATTTCCTGCTTCCAGTAAAAGAAACTGAGGAAGCAAACTGTAGGATCTCGTTTCGTAGTGTGTCGATGTTTCCATTCATACTCCCGTTGATCACTATGTAGTCGGCGCCGATCTGCTCGAGCATGGCCCGAGCGACCGTGGTCTTACCGACGCCGGCGCCGCCAGTTAAAAGTAGGTTTGGGATCTCGCCCTTCTCCACGAACTTCTGAAAGGTGCTCTTTAGTTCGTCGGGAAGGACGCATTCTTCGATAGTCTTTGGCCGATACTTCTCGACCCAAAGGAACTCTTCCATGCTCACCCCTGATAGCTGCTGTTGGACTCAGTAGCTACATAGTAACTTATTTTATCGGAAGTGTACAGGGCTAAACCCTTCGACGAGATCTTTACGTTGTAGTTCGCCGGAACGAGCTTGATGATGTTCTCGGCCTTGAAGATCATGTCGAAGTGCTTGTCGGTCTCGCCGACGTCGATGCTGAAGGTGTCGGTGGTCGGGTTCTTCGCGTTCATGGCGTAGACGCGAACCTTCTCCTTGTTGCCTTGGATGCTGACGTCTGGAACTTGGAGGACGCCGGTCGCGCGGACGACCTTCTGGAGCTCCTCCTGAGTGATGTTGAAGTCGATCTCAGGCTCAGGGAAGGTGATGTCCTTCTCAGGCGCGCCGACGATCATCGACGGCTCGGCGTATGTGTAGCTGATCTGCTGCTTGCCGGACTTGATGAGCATCGACTTTTCTTTAAACTCGATCTCAGGCTCGTTGAAGAGCGAGAGGACGCCGAGGAACTTGCTCAACTCATAGATGGCGAACTCGCGAGGAAACGACTCCTCGACCGGAGCTTTCGCGAAGATCGACTTCTGAGGTGAGATGGTGGAGAGTGTCGATCCTGGACGGACCAGGATCGACGGGTTGATGGTCGCGAAGTTCTTGAGAATCGCGATGGTGTTGTCACTCAACTTCATAATGTATAGTCTCCAATCACTTCTTTGCTTTTGTTGCGGCGATCTGTGCGGGGTCTGCCGTCGCGGAGGCACCGATAGATGCCAAAGCCGCGAGCTTGCCGCCGAAGGTGTAGAAGCCTGCGTGCTGCAGGTGCATCCATGGGCAGAGCCAAACCTTCATTCCGGCCTTGCGTGAGTTCTGACAGAAGAGGTAGTCTTCCGACAAGTAGCGCTCGGACTCAGGGTCGACCTCGGCTTGGAAGTACATGCCGATGCGGCGCGTGCCGTCGAACTCAGCGGTGCGGACGTGGTCGGGCTTGTACATGATGTTTGGGTACTTCTTGACGTACTCCTCGAAGGTCGCGCGGCGAACCATCATGAAGCCAGTACCGATCTCAAGCACTTCCGCCGGCTCGTCGAGCTTGATCGACTTGGAAGCTTCGCCCTTCTCCATCACTGGGTTGAAGACGAAGTCGCCGACGAAGTCTTCAAGAAGCGCTGGGTTCTGATCCGCGACTCCCTTATCGACGGCCATCTTGATCTTTTCCCAAGTGATGCACTTCTTCGGGTACGCACCGCCGATGATGTCGTATGGAGACTCGTCGGTCTGGAGAGCGAGAAGAGCGAGCACGTCTTGGGGATTGAATCCGATGTCCGAGTCGACGAACATAAGGTGAGTATAACCCGAGCGCAGGAATTCGTCAACACAATAGTTTCTGGCTCGAGTGATGAGCGACTCATTGAACAAGAAGTATGAGCGCATCTCGATGCCGTACTTCAAGCACATGGCAGTGAGGTCACACATCGAGCGGGCGTACATGCCGTTACACTGTCCGCCGTACATAGGTGTAGCCACGAAGAGTTTCTTCTTCTGCAGCTCTTCAACTTTAATCTGGATTTCCATCGTTACCAACTCCCGTCATCGATGATCATTGCAATCTTTAGTGGACCTAAAATCATTAGAAAATCTAGCAACAGCCCAGGATCCATATCGCTGCGTCTAGAACAATCAATAATAACGCGCCACTTGAACGGATTCAAGCTAAGCGACACGTGTATGTTTGAATGCTTTACATATTGTAGAAACTTGTTCACTTGTCGTCCTCGTAGGTTGTATCGTGAACGTGAAGCTGGATGATCGCGTAGTGGATCACCTTCATGAGGTCTTTCCTCCAGTCGTCCGGTGAGCCCTTGCGCCCATAGCGCTGCGCGTACTTTAGGACGTTGCCGACGCAGAAGCCGGTGCCGTGACCGGAATCTATGATGAACTCAGTCGCTTGGAACTTGTTCCGCGAGTAGTGCTCACCGTATGTCTTACCAATATAATCCGCGATTTCTGAAATGTACAGGTCTTCGTTGTACTTGTAGTCCTTTTTTTTCACCACGACATCTTCCAGCCCAAGGTGCTTAAGCTCAGAAGAAGGCATCGAGCGCAGAGGTTGTTCGTTCATCAGTAAACTCATTTGTTCTAGAGAAGTTGTATTGGAAAGCGAGACGAGACGATACGAGTTCTCGCTTTCCTTCAAGATATTCACGGACTTCGGTTGCCATGTCATGTGCGGTGCTCACTGGTACATTTTGACAGATGTGGTTCGCGCTCTTCTTTGGGTTGAGCAGCTCAAAGTCTTGCGGGAGTCCCATGATCGTCATGGCTTCCCTGTATGTTATGTAGCGGTCTTCGACGGGATGCGTCAGCATCATTGGGTAGTGACCGACGAACGCGCCGATGTAGTCTCGTGGGACTATGGTTCCGCGGCGCATGATGTTTCCGCCGGCCGCAATCTTGGCCTTGCGACCCTTGCACTTCTCAACTTCTTTGGGATAGCCGTTGGCTCCCATCCACTCGGCGACCTCGTCGTAGTCGACGCCCACGCGTTCTATATATGATAAGACGTCCTGTCCGCGCGCTTTGGCGGGCTCGACGTTCTTACAGAAGTCGCGATGACTCACGCCTCCGTGTATGTGCTCAAGGATGAAGCGGTAGTAGGGATCGTCCTTCGACGGAGTCTTTGGATTGATCGGATCCATCTGGAAGTTAGACGTGACGCTGAGTATCGTGTCCTCAATCGTCGGACGCTCGCGCTGGTAGAAGTTCAACACGGGAACCTTGTCGCCGCGCCAGAAGAAGTAGAAAGCTCGCTCGCGCACCTGCGCCACCCCGTGAAGGAGCGAGCGCGTGCGGTAGACCGTCATGCTGTATCCGTTGTCGAGACCGATCTGGCGCACTTGGTTGCGAACGTTCTCACCGATCTTGCCTGCGAATCCTGGGGCGTTCTCACCCCAGAACACCTCGGGCTTAAGCTCGCCGAGCACGTACTTCGCCGTCTCGATCATCCACTTGTTGTTCGGGTTGTGGTCGCCGAAGCCGTGCGACAGCTGCGACAGGCCGGCGCATGGACACACTGTGCTGATGACGTCGACCTTCTCGGTTGGGAAGCTTCCCTTGTCGATCAGGTGATACGGAACCTCGTTGTTGTAGTAGTTAAGCAGGTGGCTGTCGTTTGCCTGAAACGCTTCATACGAAGCGAGCCAGACTGGGCGGCTTCCGAAAGCTTTTTCAGAGCCTAGGGTCTCACCGCCTATGAGCGGTACGATTGTTGCGTGCTTCATTTCGCCTCTCCGATCAGTTTGAACGCTTCGTCGAAGACAGCGTCTGCGTCTTGGTGTGATTTATAGAACTCATAGGCCTTCTCGCGATACTCGTCGCGAAGGCCGTCGTCTGTGTTGAGCGTCGCGATCAAATCAGCACACTGCTCCATGTTGTCGTTTGATAGCCAGATTGTACCACTGTCGGCGCATTCTGTCAAGGGCTTGCCGAGGACTCGATGCGTGCAGGCTTCGCCGTATCCGCGATGAAAGACTGGAATCGCTCCGGCGGCGGCGACCTCGCAGTGTGTGTACTCGATCGATCGCTTGATGTACCTTGAGTCCAGAAGCGAGAGCTGGTACCCGTATCCCGACTTTGAGAGGCGCTCGAGCAGCTCATGGTTCTTGTAGAATGAGAACACTGTCGCGGTGTCGCCGTAGTATTTAGTAAAGTCGACGTTGTCGGGGTTCTCGGTGTTGAAGTACTGGAATGAGTACTTCTGCTTGATCTCGACGAAAGCCAGCGACTTCTCCATGCCCTCGAGGATCGTCAGCGCGTTCATCTTGCGCAGGTGCTTCTCATGGAAGTCGAACATCAGTCGCGGACCCTTCCACAGCGCCATGCGGCCGATCCAACGGTGACACATCTTGTCCGTCTGCTCGATGGGTTTCCAGTACTTCTTGCGCACCTCGTCGAAATACATCCCGGGCTGGAAGTTTAAGATCTCACGCTTCACAGGCTCAGCGCCAAAGAACCCTAACACCCCGCCGACTTCAGACAGCGACTCGACTACCGTCGCGAAGTCGCCGGTCGGTGAGTGGGCGAACAGAGCCTTCGACTTCTCGATAGATTCCTTAAGGCAGTCGTTGCGCGTGATTGAGATCTTATTATGGTCGTGTTGAAACAACACCGTAGGCGCTTGGATCTTCTGCAGTATCTTGCGGAAGTTCTCAGCGACCTTGACGTCGTAGTTCAAGTTCTTCTTGTAGGCGAACGGAGGCAGCGAGTTGATGACGACCAAGTCGCAGGTGTTGCAGGCGTCGGCAACGTGATCGACCGCGCCGTCCTCGGCGAACTTGATGTACATGAGGTTGGGCATCTCATGAGAGTTCTTTCGCGACCAAGTCTTGTCCTTGGCCGCGATGACGACGTATTCGTGACCGTGCTTCTGCAGGTACTTCGCCATCTCGATAGTAAACTTAGAGACGCCGCATCCCTCGATGCCGCGTCCCATGAGAATCGCAACTTTCATTTTGTAACGTACCTTCTCAAGTCTTCCATGACCATTGGTTCATAGGCCGCGTCGTTGAACTTCCTGTTGCGAGGTGACGGGTGCGGCAAAGTGTAGTGTTCTATATTTAGCCTGCCAAGCGCCGTCGAGGCGAAGCCGCCGAGTGCAATAATCTTGGTGTGACCTTTGAGACACAGCTTGAGTGTATCCCAGTCGATGTCGACCGGCTTGATCTCACCGCGCTTGTCGGTTGTATTTACGAAAGAGAAGTAGTGAACGCCGGCGTGATCGAACCACTTGTGCAGGCGATCGAACGTTGAGTTCTTGCGCTCAACGCCCGTCGTCGTTCCCGGAGTGTTCGACGGGTTCATACCTACTACTAAGACTCGATTCATAGCACTTCCACTCAACTTTAGCTTCATTCAACATAGCGGCCGTCAGCTCGAACGAGTCGCTCCATTTACTTGGGATCTCAGAAGGGTAGCACATGAAGACGCGCTTGACGCCCACTTGGATGACACCCTTCGCGCACTCCGAGCAGAGAGGAAGTCCCCAGATGTACATATCGGCGTCTGACAGGCTGACCCCGTTCAGCGTCGCGTTGTAGATGCAGTTCTGCTCGGCGTGGACCACGAACTTATACTTCTGTCCGCGATCGCTCAGCCGAGCTTCACTGTCCTCGATCCCGCGTGGGAACCCGTTGTATCCCTGCGACAGGATCTGACCCTTCGCGCCGACGGCGATCGCACCGACCTTGGTGCTTGGGTCTTTCGACCAACTCGACACCTGCTCAGCGAGCTTGAAGTACTTATCGATCCACTTACCGGACAAGGTCGAAGTGCCTCTCATACACATGGAGCGAGGCGACGTTCCAGTAGATGTTTCCGGGCTCGTAGCCGAGCTCATCGCAGAGGCGATCGAGCACGTGCTTCTGCCAAGCGCGATCGTTCTTGTAGCCGAACACGACGTCGTTCGAACGCATGTACACGAGAGCGTGCAGGCGATCGTGTCGGATCATATACTGCACGGTGTTGGTGCACATGAAGTCGCTCATGCCGTCGCGATTGTAGTCGAGCCACATACTTGGGCGTGTGTAGATCATGGTCGCGCGTCGAGACTCTGGGTTCTTTTGAAGCTCGGCGACTACGTTGTCGTACTGTGCGTAGTTCGCGTCCGACCAGATGCACCAACCGTAGTTGGAGTTGATCTCACCGCTCTCGCTCGCGACCTGCTGCCAGATCGCCGGAGGCCCGCCGGGAATATCGTTGACGTTGCGCGACATAGACTCGTACCACTCAAGCTCGCGCTTGACGTAGTCTTCGTTGATCGTGCCGAAGATCGTCGGTCGATCGGCGATGAAGCTGGCGTTCATGATCTCGAGCATCCTGACGCCTGACTTATCGGTCACAAAGACTTCGAGGTCGTAGTCGTACTTGAAGCGAAGTCGTATCTCGTCGATCGTCATCATTTGTTGCGATCTTTCTCGTAATAGTACTTTGACTGCTCGCGCTTCTTGTTGAAGATGTCGCGCTCGGGATCTTGGCCTTCGATCTTGCCGCGAAGCCAAGACACTGCGAAGGAAGCGTAGTTGATGAGATCTTTGTACGTGTCCTCAAGCGACTCGAAGTTCGCTTGGTCGGCGCGGCCGGACTCAAGAAGCGATTGGGCGCGATAGAGCTTGCCTTGAAGCGTGTCGTGGATCGTATCGATGCCGCGGCGGTAGTGCATGGCTTGAACCACGTTTGAGTTCGGGTTCTGATAGTCTTGAGACTTCTTGAGCTGCAGGTCGATGCACTCTTGAAGCACTTTCACGGATTCTTTGTCTGTCATGCTGCTGTTCCATTCTCAAAATAGACGTGGTCACGAAAGAAAGCGTCACCTTTCTTCATAGCCGTGTGGTGATCGTAGTACAGTTTTGTTGTGTACTGTGATGGGCGAACATACTTCTCGAACGACTTCGCGTCGGCTACCAAGTGAAAAGCCACCGTATAGAAAGACGGCGTGCGAAACACTTTGCCCGACACGAAGTAGTCGATGATGTCGATGTTTTTTGTGAACGTTGAGATATCTTTATTGTTGAATGAAAACCACTTCTCGGCCCAGCGCTTGCACTCAAAAGTTTTTTTAGTTTCTAGATCAATCACGTCCCAAGCGTATGTATCACGATTGGTGTGATCAAAAGATTGCCAGTTCATCGCAAGTCCAGTGAGCTTTGATAGTGCGTGTTCAATGACCATCTTTTCGACGGACTCAAACACAGTCTTAAATTCACGACGATTCTTATTGCGAAAAGGACAGCGATAAATCTCATTCGCTATATCCGTGAACTTTTTATTTAGCTCTTCTGTTCTTTGGACTTTTACAGGTTCAGCCGACAAAATCTTGTCGGCGTAGGTAGCAAGGTCACTCATATTTTTCTCCGAATTAAGCGCTCAGCGCAGGATACTTTTATAGTATACAATGAGTAGATTAAAATGTCAACCAAAGATTTTACTTAAAAAACCGTAATTGTTTGAATGGCTTGGGGGCTCCCAGCCTTCCGGCTTGATCAGGTCTGGAAGTCCAAGCGGGTTCGGGCGGCTCGCCTTGACACCGGTCTTCTTGTTCATGTTGGCTTCCAGAACCGCGTCCCAAGCTTTGTGTGAGTCCACCTTGAAGGTGTCAAGCGTACCGATCGCCACGACGCAGAGGTCGATGAGCGCGTCGACGACGTCTTCGGCGTTCTCAGCGTCGCGAAGCTCGTCGAGTTCTTCTTTGAGGAAGTTGATGCGGAACTTGAGAAACTTCTCAAGGGTTTCTTTATCCATGTTCTCGATGACGGGATGCACTTTGTAGTGCTCATGCATCATCGCGATGTCGTGTACCCAGTCTTTGCTCATGCTGCTATCCATTCCGGCGGTTGGCGTTTGGTCCATCTATGCATTCTAGATTTACCGATCTTATAATAGTTTCTGTAGTTTGTCAACGGGTCGTCGCTGATCTTGTACTCGTCGGCCATGGCCGAAGGCATCTTGGTCAAGCCGCCCTTGGCGATGTTGTTTGGTGACTGCATCAAGTACTCAGCGAGCTGACCCTCGCACTTGTGGTGCTTACCGTAGCGATGGGTATACTCGGCCATCAGCGCGGCGAAGTGCCTGAACAGCCAGTTGTAGTTCTCGCGGGACTCGCGACACCAGACCGCCGACGGGTGGTTGATGTGCGTGGCTTGATATAAGACCGCGTCGCGAAAGTCTGGAAGACGCCAGCGCTTTGCTTTGCGACCGGAGAGAGACTGACCGACGAATTCCTCGCCGTCGATGAGACGGTGCGCGGTCGACAGAAGCTGCGCCGACTCGAGGATCATCTTGACCACGTGCTTGTCGACCATCATCTGGGCGGCTTCGAACGGGTCTTCACTGATGTAGAATATGTTCACTTATGTTCTTCCTCGGCTCGCTTGATAGCTTCTTCTAGAGCTGTGTTTACCCACGCCTCGATCTCTGGCCGAAGGGCTTCGATCTCCGCGTCTTTGCTGGCTTCATCCATGGCTACAAGGTTATTATTACCATCGATACGGAAAATGTCAATATCTAATGACATGGTCCCGTCGTCGTTTTCATGGACAAACTCACCTTCCGGAAAGCTGATGAAGTAGTCTTTGATCCTGAACCCAGGACGCTTATGCTGATCTAGTTCCATTTAAGTATTCCTTCTGCTTCTTGAACGCTTTGTCGCGATGAAACTTATTCGCGCGATTGAAGAACTCGTATCCATCTAGATGGTCGATCTCGTGCTGCACGACACGGGCCGTCAGACCTGAAACGTTGATCGTATCCACGTCGCCTGACGCGGTCTGGAACCTTAGGCGCAGGCTGTTGAATCGCTTGATCTTTACGTTCAGACCGGGAAAAGATAGGCATCCCTCTTCAAGAACGTTCGTGCCTTCGCCGAAGCTCACGATCTTTGGGTTGAAGCAGGCGTAGTTCTGTTCTAAACCGCGCATCACAAATACGCGTAGGTTGTAGCCGATCTGATTCGCCGACAGACCTATACCCTTGTTGTCGTTCATAACTTGAAGCATCTCCTGCACGAGCTCATGTGGATCAACTTCTGGGTTGACGAAGTTGAACTGGCGCGTCGGCATCCTTAGTATGGGGTTAGGAAACTTTACGATCTCTGTCATATCATTCAATCTCTTCTAAAACTTTGAAGCATATCTTAGTGGTACCGTCGATTCCGTTCGCTCCTTCATCGCTTATTTCAACGAAGAAGAAGTCGACTTTATCTTTTAGATCATTCTTTAAACTCT